TATCACCTAAAGTAAAACCATCTGGGTCAAACGAGTTGTCGGCAGAAATATCATACTCTATTGATGGTAAGTTAGAAGCTAGACCTTTATCAAATCCTCTCAAACTATCTGAGAGATTATGACTTCTACCACCACCAACGGAGATGTTTCTATTTTTAATCCAAACCAAATCAGGCTGAAAGCCTAATCCACCGACTTCTCTAGCAGCTCCAGTTCCTGTATAAGTTATAGCAGCGAAGTTTGTATTAGTCGTTATAGCGTTTATCGGAAGATAGAAACCGAGATTACCAAAATCCCCTTTGTATTCCTTGTGAACCCACTGACCCCACATATTAGATTCGCCAAAATCCGAAGGTGATAATGACTGACCATCAATGAAATATACATCTTTGAGATACATATTAGATGTCGATGTTAAGCCTGCTGCCTGACCACCTAATACGTGCTTGGTATCTGAATTAAGTGTTGCTGTTGTAAAATTGTCCGGAGGAAAATTACTATTACCCGTAGATAAATTATAGGTAGCTTCTACGCCGTTGATATACAAGCGCATTCTTTGGTTCGCAATTGCGTTAGTCACATCAGCGACAGCTACCAAATGATACCAAGAAGACGAATCTCTAAATATTTCATTAGTGATAACTTGATACTGATCATCTCCATTATTAGTATTGCCTAAGTAGAAACCGAGAGTATCATCTGCTACTAAACTACTTCCACTTCCGAACTGTATTCTCCCATTAACCAAACCAGCTGTGGATAAGATAAAATCATCATTATCTGTACCACCTGTTTCAGATGGTCTATTACGCTTGAACCAACAGCTGAATGTCCATTTTATTAGATTGCCGGCAACAGTAGGTGTTCGTGTAAGATATGTTTGACGATCCTCGTCAAACCGTAGGGAAGTTCCTGCTACAGGAACTTCCTTCGGAAGTAGTATCATGTTCTCAGAAAGAATGCCCATTACACTGACACTGTTGTTTTCACATCAACCGACATTACTGCATGAATAACCTCAGAGCCGACAACATCAGATTGAATTATATAATCAATACGACTGACTGCATTGCCATCAAGTGATACACTTGGTATCTGTCCCGCAATGAAGTGCCACTGAGAAGTATACGATAATGTGTTAGTACCCCCCGAATCTTGTACAAGGAATATAGAACCACTTTGACCTGCGGTATGATTGGATCCTAAGTTTAGTGTTCCATTCTGAGTCAAGTTGACTTGAAAGTTATTAGAGGCATGGAAGTCTATGTAATAGTAGTATGGATCCGTGCCCGTGCCCGTTACATTAACAGGAGTAATCGCACCAGCTATTCCATTCTCAATGGCATCCCCCGCTGCAACTTCACCGAGTGCGTCTACAGTGCCATCGGCAGTGTGGTATATTGATTTTAGTAATTTGGCCATTATATTTTCCGATTAAATTGTAAGTGATATATCAGATGCTGTTACGCCGTCATCAAGGATGAACGGAACTTTCGAATCTGATGTTAAATTGATTGGACTCGATGATCCGTCTTGCAAGTAAAATGGAAATGTTCCACTCAAAACTGTCGCCCATGTAGCATCACCTCTCAAGAATGTTGTTCCATCTGCAGTACCTGACGCATTTAATTGTTTTATTGGATTTACTTTTGTAGAAGCCATTTTATTTCTCTATAAGATTAACAGTATTTATAATGTGTTTATGCATCTTCCCAAGAACCCCAAGACTCCGTGAAACCGAAATCGTCGTTTTCGGTAGCTGTAATGGGATCCGGTTGTGCTGTATATGTTTGTTTTCTATTTGGGGAATTAACAGGTACATCAGCATACATTGAGGTATCAACTTTCTTAATAACACCGGAAGATGTAACTGGACCATATAATTGAATTGCTGCAGAAAAGGATAGAGTATATACTATAGCTCTTCTTGTAGTATAATCTCCCTCATACGAATCTTCATATGAAATTCCTTCAAGCGTGATAGGCACATCTTGAATATTTTTCAGTTCTGATGAATCCTTTATCGTCATTGTATAAGTAGGTGAAAACGTTGGTAGTATTTGCTCTACTATTTGAATACCATCATCGGAATTCTTCACCATCACAAATAATTCAAAATTTACAGTATATGGAACCGGGGAGAATTGTTTACTTACCGACTTCTCATCCCCTGATTTAGGAATTTTGACGGTATTAATTTTATTTAATTTTCTTGCTGGATCATATGAGAATGAACCAAGTTCGAATCCTATTCGTGGAAGGGAAATTGCAACTGACTTAGAAAGATTTGGATCTTCCTTGAGTCGTGTCAGGAATTTCTCCTTTGGACCATAGGATAATGGTATTTTCATTTTTTGCTTAATGACACCACTCTTATCCTTTCGAATCAGAAAAATCTCATTGAACATTGAACCGAAACCAATAACGGTTCTTTTTAATATTTCGTGGTAATAAGGGTCTGCACCTAACATTATATTTCTCCAAACGGATTAGAATCCGTAAAATCTATTATTTTATCACTCTCAGACTGTAACCAATCGTTAACAGAGCTCTTATCTATTGTTTCTATTGAATATGATTCTTGTAGCATTCTATCACCATTCTCGAGGAGTAGATCCCCACTTCCATCTTCAAGTACCACATCATAAAAATCTATATAATTTGTTGAATGGAGATTTTCGATTTCATCTATTTCTGCAATACCGGTATCAAGAGCTTCATTCGAATATTCAAAGAGTTTACAAGTTAATGTAAATACTGGAATGTTATGAAGTCTTTCAAATTCTTCTTCCTCTACAAAGGTAATTTCAAATAATTTCTTTCTGTGTTGAGAAGGAAAGTATATTAAATCGCCTTCATTTGGACGAGTGCTTGATATAAGGTTTTGATCAAGTGATATCAGGTGTTCAAATCTTAATTTAGCGACTTGAAATTTAGCTTCATCACGAAGTTCTAATCCAAATTTTGAGAGAGCGTCTGCTTCCCCAGCACCTATAGATTCATTTTCATAGTACATCTCAATAACATAAGCATCATTGAATTCGGATAAGATGTCTTCGCCAAATAGCTGGTCTTCCTTGACCAATTTTCGTGGAAGATAATATACATCAGTACCAAACGCCTTAATCTGCTCTATGATTATTTCTTCATAGAGTCTTGATTCTGGTTTATGGTGCTGGTTAAAAAAAGGTGAAGTTGTCATACCTACCCTATCATAAAATCAAGAGGAGCCTGATATGTAGATATAATTTTTTCTTCAAGTTTCTCTATTTCTTCTTGGGCCTGTGTGTATATTGTATCGGCATCAATTTCAACCCCACCGATCATAGCAATACCTTTAAATTTCTGGAGATTTTGTCCCCATTGTCTTTTAATTAGGGATGCTGCATACTTCTTGAGGAATATATCGTTATATAATTTAATTGAGATAGATGGATCTGTTTTTCTGTAGCATTCGATTACAAGGGAATCCCCGACATTAAACATCTCAGCCCAATCTACATCAAAGTATAACTTACTTGATAAATGATTAAATCTCAATGATGTCTTAGCATTAAACATAGAATCAAGCATATCTAATTTATTTTTAAACATTTCTAAGGAGACAAGAGATTCGCTTGAATTTAAACTAATTAATCCTGTTCCGATCATTGCGGCTTGATTGTACCAATTAGATCCAAACGCCGTGGATGGGTGATATGTATTGACAATTGATATCACCGAATCTGGTATTGGAATCCAATTTTTCTTTTCGGTCCAATTTGCAGAAACGGAATCTTGAGTTGTCGCAAGAGTAGCTGTAGTCTCAACTCGATCTAGATCTGCCTGAGTTATTTCGTGAGAGAGATAAACCCTTTCAATACCATCGTAATGAAATTGACCGAAATATTGCAGTGCTTCATCAATGCGATCATTTACTTGATCAATATCGACGTTTATATCTACTACAGGTTTACCCAATTGTCTAAGACAATATTCGATTAAATCCGTTTTAGTTGTTATAGACATTAATATTCCTGTGAGTAATATTTAAATTGCTGCATTCTTTAACTCATCGAGAGTAGACATCGAATCCACCTGACTTGTTACATCTCGAAGTCTCTGTTTCTCGATGACGATGGCTGTTGTATCAGCACCTGATTCTGTTGCTCTCATAAACAGAACATCTTGCTCTTCAAGTAATGGCTTGCGGTCTGTTCGCAATCTATCTTTAGTAATGTCCTGTGCCTTACTGAAATTAACTTGCATTGGCATCATAGACCTCCTGTGAAATGTGGTTATATTTAAGCTGGGCTTCAAGTGACAAGTCCTCGGATATTTTCTCGTCTGCTCCTGCGACATATTCCCATGCGTTGCGGAATGTTCTATCGGACAGGTCAGCATCAGTAATCTCGTATGGAGTTCCTGTTGGCAAGTCCTTGTTAGCAAGGTGTATCAGTTTTTCTTCCTCTGTTCCGTCTAGCGTAGCAAGGAATTTAGGGGCAGGGATTAACTG